CAACAATGGTCCAGTCCAGAAGAACGCTGTAAGAAAAAGATATCAGAAGCCAGTGATGCGGATGTGGAACGTATGTCTCAGCAGTGGGTCGAGGGCTACGGCAGCGAAGATATCGCATACAACGCTCTCATCAGTATTCGAGAAGAAATCGTTTTTGTATTGCCCAGGTATTGCGAAACTTACCGTGTGGCCTGCGACATGCGAAAACAAATGCAGGCCATGGGATCGGAAAAGTTTCATGCCTGGATCATCGTCACATTCACTCAGGACCTTGCTGCTGCTGGTTGGCCTCGACCACACTCAGACACATTCACTGACCTTACCAAGCGATTGGTATTCAAACCACTGCGCGGCGGTGTCAACCCTCTTGACACATTAACAGAACAAATCGAGATTGGCAAGGACACTCCAGCACAACAATGGATCCATAAAATTTACGATGAATTTCACGAACATCCATTCAATCCCCGATACCGAGTAATGACCTGGGGGTCAGGTGACGATCAGCAACTGGCCATATTTGAACTGGCGCCGGTGTTTGGTAAACCCACCACAGTGGACATCAAATGGTTTCAAGCATATCCACAACGACAGGGCATTGGCACCCGAGCCATGCAACGGTTACAACAACTGGCACAGGAAGATGGCATCACACTCACCATATATCCTTGGAACCGGGGCGAAGTCAGTCAGAGTAAATTGACCAAAATCTATCGTGGCATGGGATTCCGTCCCACAGTTCGGGGTGCCAAAGACATGTCATGGCAACCACAACAACAAAGTGTGGCGGAAAGCGGCGCCGATTCCAATCTATCATATCAAGGTAATTGCACAGAAGATGATGTTATTGAACATATTTTTGGTGATGTTAATAACTTTGCTAACATGGTCGAAGAACACGGTGACGAATTTACTGTCGGTGATTTAGTTGTCAAGTATGACCCGGAAACAGATGTTCATAGTTTCTATTATAAGAAGCAAAGTCTGTCAGAAACATTTGACCAACCCTATCCTTTGACCTGGGAACACAGTGAATACGGTGATGTGGATGCCCTGACCACTCTGGACGATGGGACCCATCTGACTGTGATGTTCAGTAAACAAGACGATGATAGTTGGGGAGTGTCCTTTTACAGAAACGACAGTCAGCGCACCACAGGCCTGGGTGATGCTCACAGAGTGTTTGCCACAGTGTTGGCTGCCATTGCCGAGTTTATCAAAAAACAACAACCGCGGGCATTAACCTTTTCGGCTGTCAAAGTTGAAGAAGACAACGACAGTATACAAGACCAACTCAGTAGGATCAAACTCTATGACAGAATGGTTGAACGTTACGCACGATCTGCTGGTTATGGTGTCACCAGAGTGGACAAAACTCACTTGGTGGCTTATAAATTGACCCGATTGAAACAAGAACTGTCTGAACAGCAACAACAAAGTGTGGCGGAAGGCGATGTGATACGTCACAAGTTCGCCATAAAACAGGCTCAGAAGAATCGCACACCATATTATAAGAATCCTGATATAGAAATACCTCAGTATGACCCAGATCGGCGTGCTGTATATCATCCAACATTGGCCGCCGGGCAACCAGAAGATTTCGACCATTTTGAAGTAGAAGAACGCAGTCCCACAGTGGCCAGAATTATTGGCATCACACAGCAAGGACAACGCATTGTGGCCAGTACTACCTCATTGGAACTAGCCAATGCACTAGTAGATGCTTACAATCGCGGCGGATTTACTGACAAAGATATTCAGCGTGTACCAGTGGGGCCCACCAACGAAGGTAGAAGAGTTATGCCGGCAGCAGATGTCCAATCGGGTGCGGTCAAATTATACGGATATATCAAAAGAAATTTAACTGATTTAGCGAGCATGACAAAATTTCATGAGGATTATAATGAATCTTTTGTTGACGAAAACTTGGATAATTTGTTTGGTCAGGGCATACGCGTGGTATTTGACTCAGGATCATCCATAGAGTTTGATGATGGATTTCTATATATTCCTCTTACTAAAATGTGGACCTATCGTGCATTGATTAGTCCTAATCAGTTCGTTGCTGAAGTTGTAAAAGAATTAAGCAAAATGTCAACTGTCACACAAACATCTGTTGCTGAAAACTTTAAAGATGGACCTCAGATGAAATTTTTACGAGCCGGTGAACTTACCGGCTCTTATACTGATCAACAGTTGCGAAATCTGGGATTCAAACAAAACAGCAGGGGTGCTTGGTACATACCTCAGGATCAATGGCAAAAATTGATCAGTAAGGGACAAATACGTGAAAACTTTGCAGATGGCAAGAAGCCAGGACGTAAGGGACTAGCCAAAAGAATGGGTGTTCCAACTACAGCCAGTGTAAGTAGACTACGCCAAATTGCTAAATCAAGCACAGGTGAACGTGCTCGTATGGCACACTGGATGGCCAATATGAAATCAGGTAAAAACAAATGAAAATACAAGATATACTAGAGGATCGTCCTCGCAAATCTGCAAGAACTCAAACAAGGCCTGAAGTTGACCTTGGCCCAGACTTACGACCTCCGCAGTACGAACCCTTAGAACCCTACAGAGAACCTGAACAAGGCCAATCAAGATCCGATACAACTGCACCCAGTCAAAGAACCGCTAGCCAAAGCCGTACCCGTCAGGCCACTTCAGGACTAGCCAGCAACGACATGGTCCGTATGCTGAGCCGCATGCGTGACATTGAAGTAGATGCGGATGATACTGGCTATCCAGAAGAACCTGCTATGGATGTCACACAGCGAGTAACCACAGACAATCTTCCCGCAGTGGCAGGTGCCAATCTGCAGGCCTCGGGTGTGCAAAATCCCGAATGGCACAAGGTTGCTAACCTGCCGGGAAATATGAAGCAGGCTATACGCACCTTAGGCCGCAGACTATTTGGTGCCATGACTGACACACCCACAGATCAGATACACATGATTGCTGATCTGGGTGGCCAAGGACCAAACACCCATCAAGAAATCAATGCTGTGATGAATTGGATGCAGGAACATGGGCAGGATCTGGGTTCCGGGGACATTGATTTTGACACTGTGATACCAGGCTACCAGGCAGATATACATCAGTATACTGCCGGAGGTATTCGTTGGTTATTGGTCAGAGATCAGTTTGGTCGTTACATCTATAGTTGGCCAGAATCAGACAGTGTTGATGGGCTGGTAAATCAGAGTCTAACACATCAGCCTAGGGCACTAACCAGATAAATACACATTATGAACAAGACATCTTACATCATATTTTCCCAACTCTGCGAAAGCATCATACAGGAAGCCAGTACTGCCAGCAACATACTGCCGGGCAATGCTGCGGCTAATGTGCTAATCAAAGTGCTGCACGGCCACTACAGCCTAGCACATGACCAAAAATATACACAAACAGACAACATATCCTGGAACACTATCAATGATACTAGAACTGGTGCCTGGGCTATTATTAAATTTGCCGACGGGGTAGGTGCTATTAAAGCATCCAAAAACAAACAAGGGTATGCAGCAGTGGCAGTGCCTGATGAAAATTTACAAGTGTCAGAACAACAGTTCACCAAAGGCGGAGATGTCATAAACTACTTCAAACAATTGGGACTGGGTAAAATACAACAACTGTACGTGGGGGTAGATCAAGGTCAATTGGGCCTAAAGAAAGGTGCAAGAGATGTTCGCCGGCACCAAGAACAAAAACTTGGTACATCATCTCCGGAAAAGTTGCTGGCTAAATTCCGTCCCCTGTGGTTGCGTGCTATACAAGCAGCACAAGCAGATGTCAAAGGCATGGCTGTGACCATGGTACAGAACAATGCCTACAGAAAGGCCAACCAAAAACTTGAAAGATTGAACGAATTACAAGAAATTGCAGATGCCATCGAATCCGGTGAAATAGATCAGACACCCAATCGTTACTCATCTAACGCCAGACAGGAAACTCTAAAAAAATATGTAACATCTGCTGTGTACCTTGCTGCAAGCCATTTTTATCCAGAAGAAACAGGCAATATCACAAGAAGTTATGGCGGACTAAACGCATCTGGTTATCAAGGTCCCATGATGCTGCTAAGTGATATTGGTCAAGGTGATCAGAAAAAATTAGCCGCAGTTTTGGGATTCTTTAAAAGAATTCTTATATCAGGATACTAAGCAATGAACAGTCAAGAATTTTTAGCAGAAGCCAACATAGCAGCCAAACTCAAAAGTGATGCCAAAATGGCCAAACGTATTGGCATTGCCATGCGTCATGACCGTACACTGCCCATGACTCTGGTGGCCAGATTGGGCACTAAACCAGACGACCAACAACTGTTACAGGCTTGGAGCAATCTGTTGGACCAAACACTCAGCAGCACTACCTATGGAGATTTGAGCAGAGAAGGCAAGTATGATGAGTGGCTGACTCGCCAGTATGTCAACGGCCAAGTTGACTTTGAAGACATCAATGGCGAGGGCGGTGATGCTTTGGGTGCATGGGCTGCACTGAGCCTACGTGGCAAATTAGAACCCAAGGATCAGGATTTCAATAGATTCCCCGATATCGGTGCACTACAACGAGCCATGCGTAAACCTGTATATCTACGCGAACTGGAACGCATCAAAGACCAAGAGACCATTGAAAAACACAAGCGCGAGCAAAAGAACATAGTGGTCTATGAAGATGAAAACTACTGGTCTGCTGTGCTGTTAAACTACGGTGCCTGTTATACATTCAACAACGCTGCAGGCTATCGTGCTAACTTCTGCACAGGATCCAGTTCGGGATTAAGTTGGTTCCAACGTTATGCTCCAGACGGCCTGCTGTTGGCTGTGATTAACAAAAATGACTCAGAAAATGCCGATGGCAAGTGGCAGATACATGCAGCCACCAATCAGTTTGTCAATGCGGACCAGGAAGATCGGTGGAATCCCGAGAGAAATGCTAGGAAATTTGGCAAATTGTTTCCAGGTGTTATGAAGGCTGTGGTTCAGGGTCTTTCAGCCAGGGCTGAAGAAATCAATCAAGCCAGTGCTGAGATTGCCCGCGGAGGTTACGATGTCGCCAAAGAAATTTCAGAATTGCAGAGCAAGTTCCCAGGTGCCTTCACCAGTGCTAAATCAGACCCTGAATTAGAACCAAACCCCGAAACGCAACAATGAGAGCCAGAGAATTTGTCAGAGAAAGTGGTCGACGTCTGGCCAGTCAGGGCAAGGAAGTTTCCCGAGTCTACCCAGAAGATTTTAAAAAGGCCAAAGCCAGTCTGGACCCCCTGCTAAAGCAAGCAGGCATCACCGCCGGATGGACTGCTGGTGGAGCTGGTAGTTTCGATCCCGAACACCCCTACGGTGGCGGTGGTCGTGCCAGCAGTGGTGATATTGATATCATGATTGATCCTGATGATCTCAGAGCAGCCTTTCCTGTGGATCTGGAGCAGTATAATCAGGCAACCCAGGCCCTGGGCACCCGAGCATTTGCCAATGTCATGGCCAGTCCTGAAAGACAGGAAAAATTGGCACTGACCGCCAGCAAATGGGCCCTGGCACAATACATGACAAAAAATGGTTATCCCACCGACCCCGGCACGCTGACAGTGGAATATGGTGCTGATGGTAAGATCTTTAGTGTGGATTTGATATTACGTCCCAGGGAAGCCTGGGAATTACACGCTCATGACTTCAGTCAGGATCCCGAAATGCGCGGTGGTCAATTGTTCACTGACGTCTACCCCACACTGGTGCGACTGGCCAGCAAAACCACTCAGATTGATCCCAGAACTGGTGAAGAGAAGGGCAGTCTGCAATACAGTCCTGATCGAGGGCTGGTGGACCGAGCCACTGGTCAAGTGGTGGCCATCAATAAAAATGACATCGCAAAAATTCTACTGGGCCCTGCGGCCACTGCCCGAGACATGAGCAGCATTTCTGGCATTCGTCGAGCACTCAGACAGGATCCCGAAAAGTTAGCCCAGGTTTTCCCCGCAGCATAATTTACTAAATACTAGTTATGCTACTACAAGAACTATTTGCACCAAGAAAATCCATACTAAAAGAAGGCATTGATCACCCCGAAGATTTGATCATCGCCCAAGGCTCTGCCGGTGCCGAGCGCGTTGTTGACGCCATTGCTGGGCTATCAAAAGACACCAGCACAGTTTCCATCAAATGGGATGGTTTCCCTGCCGTGGTATTTGGCCGAGATGCACAAGGTCAGTTGGTGTTTGTAGACAAACACATGTACGACAAAGTTGCCAAAGGCCGCATGGAATTTATGACCATACAGGAATACGATCAGTCACGCGGTGCTGATCGTTCTGATCTATGGGAAAAAGAAAGTGTGTTGCGACCCCAGTTGGATAAAATTGTACCCAGAGCCCGGGATCAGTTTTGGATGGGCGACTTAATGTGGAGCGGCACACCTGCTACTCGAGATGGCGCATTTGTATTCAAACCCAACACTGTGGAATATCGAGTCAGCATCATTGGCGAATTGGGAGAAAATATTGCACGCAGCGTGGGCGGCATTGCTGTGCATACGTTCATTCCTGGATTAGGGCAATCAGATCAGCCATTGACAGGACTCCGTGGCCTAGATGCCGACGGCGGTATAACTTTCCTCACTGGCGAGATGCGTGACAAACCAAAAATACTAGTCAATCGCAATTTCTTAAAACAAACTCAACAGATCGTTCGACAACAAAAACCTGCGGTCGATAAATTCATTGCTGATCTAATAGAACAACGAGGCAAGAGCATACTCACAGCCATGGGCCCTTTTATCACCACCATGCTAGAAGACAATGATATTGCCAACAACATTGTGCCAAGATTTTTAGAATTTTTAAAGTCAAGATTAAATCCTGCTGCTCAAACCAAGTTTTTGGGCAAGAACAATGATGGTTGGCTGTATCAAGCAGACGGCGGTGCACCGGGCTTGTTGGGCATCTGGATGATGTGGGCTGCAGTGACTGACCTGAAATTACATGTCAAAGAACAAATAGACAGTCAACAACGCGGCAGTGAGATTGTGGCCATTATTGATGGCGAAGAAGCACACGAAGGCTACGTGTTTGGCGGCGGCAAAGACAAACTCAAGTTAGTGGATCGTTTAGGATTCAGTCGTGCCAACTTTGCCAAGCACAGAGTGCCAGATGAAGAGATTGCTCAAAAGAAGGACATGCCTATGGCAGTGTTCTGTTTTGGTCGCATGAATCCGCCCACCTTAGGTCACAGATTGGTCATGGCCAAAACAGTGGATCTGGGCAGAGACAATGCCTATATCTTTTTGAGCAACACACAAAACACTGACACTGATCCTTTGGCACCTGCTGTCAAAGCGGCATTTATTAGAAAAATATATCCTGATCTGGGTCAACACATTGTCGACGAGCCGGTGGCTACACCCATACAAGCAGCCAACTGGCTCTACAGCAAAGGCTACAGAAACATGACATTCGTAGCCGGCAGTGACCGATTGGGACGCGGCACTGGCAGCATAGAACGACTATTGAATAGCTGGAACAGTGGAACAGTTCGCACCGCAGATCATGCATTTGGTCCGGACGGCAGAGAGCACGTGGTACTGAATTTCGTCAGTAGCGGGTCACGCGATCCCGATGCCACAGACATTAGTGGTATTAGCGGAACCTTGGCTCGCAAATTCGCTGTGGCGGGTGACGAACAGGCTTTTGAACGTGCAACTGGAGTTAAAAGTAATATCCGGGTCCAGGGCCAAACCTTATACCAAACCACTCGTCAAGGCATGGGGATCGCAGAACCAGTCGAAGAGCCACAATTACAAGAGACACTGAATCGGTTCCGCAAAATGGGCCGGCAGTCACTCAAATAACGTAAATAATTAATGAATAATATTCCCAATTGCAGTGCCATAGACACTGGTTTATTTTTGACCACTGATGGCGGATTAAAAACATGCTGTAGCGGTGCCTACGATTTAGGCAACCTAAGAGTCGAATCGTTATCAGATGTTTATGGTGGCGAACAATATATTAAAATTCGAAATGCTCTGATTAACGACCAAAAACACAAGTACTGTTTAAGATGCGACCAACACGAAGAAACGAGCGGTAATAGCCAACGAGTAGTATTCAACAAAGAGTTTCCCAGCACAGGTGCCCGCAGAATCAAACAAATTGATCTAAGATGGAGCAATCTTTGCAATTTAACCTGCAGATATTGCAATTCCACTGACAGCAGCGAATGGGCTAAATTAGAGAGTATACCTATAGAATCTGTCAGCAGAGACTATGCCTCCGAGATTCTAGAAACTGTGGAAAAAAATAAAGAATCCATAGAGTGCGTGTATTTGCTAGGCGGAGAACCCTTGCTACAAAAATACAATATCAATTTATTAGATATTATCAAACCATCAACCAAAATTGATATCCTCACAAACCTTAGCGTGGATCTTACCAATAATCGTGTTTATCAAAAACTCAAAAATTTTCCAAATGTCATTTGGAACCTCAGTTTTGATAATATTGAAGAAAGGTTTGAATATGTTAGACATGGAGCAAGTTGGGAATTATTGTTAAAAAATATCAACACCATCATCAACGACTTTGGTGTCTATCGTATAAATTTTCATCCTGTTTACAGTATTTGGAGCGCATTCGCTCTCAAAGAATATCAAGACTTCGCTAAATCTTTGGGAATTCGAGTCAATTGGCAGCTGGCCAACGAGGTGCCAAATTTATTGCTGAAACATCGTGCGGGATACACTGTGTTCGATCACAAAATTGCCATACGACATGCAGCAATCGAACACATAAATCAAATTGATCAAAATGATTTTTTTATCAACATCACATCTTCATTAAAAAATTCTTTAGAAATTTCCGGGCTCGATACAAGGTTTCTAAGATGGACTCACGAACTAGAAAAAACAATCCCGCCAAAAAAGACCTTTCAGCAACTCTGGCCCGAAGTATGGGATCTGTTGCACCAAAAAAACTAAATTATTTAATATAAAGTTGACTTAATACGATAACTATCTGTATAATACAATTTTCAAGGAGTATTTCTATGTCACAGATGTTTTCGGCCGAACAAAAGGCCAAACTCACTCAACTAGTCAATGAAGGTATTGCAGTCTTGACCGAAATCGAAGATCTCACCGGCGGTCTTAACGACACTATCAAAGCCGTGGCAGAAGAATTAGAAGTCAAACCCGCCATCCTTAAAAAAGCCATCAAGATTGCACAAAAATCCAAGTTTACTGAAACCAACCAGGATCACGAAACACTACAGGATATTTTGGAAACTGTGGGCAGAACCGTGTGATCGACTGGAACAAAACTTTAAAATTTCTGCGGGATGATTGGAAAAGTGATCCGTTAAGGCTGACATTAGAAACCGTTAACTGGGCACTTAATCTTGCAATTGCTCTGATTTTTGCCATAACAATACCCAATGTACCATTGATTGTGGTATACCCAATATTCTTTGCTGCACTAAGTATTAGTATCTATTCCGCCGTTAGTCGAGGAAGTTTTGGTTTATTGATCACCAGTATCACTCTTTTTATAATCGATGCTGTTGGGTTTATTCGATTGCTTATGTCATGATAAAAAAAAATTTTTGCAAAAGCCCATGGGCTTCAATTTTTGTCGAAACTGATGGCCGTGTAAAATCTTGCTGCCCTGGGGATTTTTATTGGGGCGACCTCAACCATAATAGTCTTGAAGAAATTTTGAATAGTGCTACAGTGTTAGAGATAAAACAGGGTATTATAAATGACGAGCCAGTGGAGTACTGCAAAAATTGTCGTCAAGATGAAAAATTCACTGGAACAAGCCAAAGATTTTATTATGATTACATGGAACTGCCCGATGACATATTAAACTCAACAACTGCACTGGAACTTAAAAATATTGATATACGGTGGAATCCTTTGTGTAATATGGCATGTGTTTACTGTCGACCCGATAATAGTACACTGTGGCAACAATATATGAAGATTCCAATATCATCCCTAGATCGAACATATTATAAAGATTTGTTACAATTAGTATCGACGCACACTGAAACAATTGATTCTGTATTTTTATTGGGAGGAGAACCACTAATACAAAATCAAAACATTGAATTATTAAAAACTTTGAATGATAATTGCGAAATTCAAGTTGTAACTAATTTGAAAGCGAATCTGGAAAAAAATTTAGTATTCAATGAATTAAAAAGAAAACAAAATGTCGAATGGAATCTCAGTTTTGAGAATGTCGGCGAACGATTTGAATATGTTCGAAAGGGCGGCAACTGGCAGCAACAAATTAAAAACATCGAAATACTCAAATCAATCCCTGCCCATAAAGTAACACTATTAGGAGTATATTGCGTACACAGTGCACTAAATCTTAGGGAACTTTATGAGTTTGCGCACAGCGCAGATATAGATATTCATTTACAACAATTATATAATCCCACTTGTCTTAATATACTAAACTTTAGTAAGGAAATTCGGCAAAAAGCCATTGATGAAATTGATGCTGTACTGAATTTACCATATTTCAATAATTTTATGGAAAAAAATCAGATATTTCTTAACACAATGCGCCAAATGTTAATTGACAAATCAGACGAACAGCCAACAGTACATAAAGAATTTTGTAATTGGATTGATCAATTTGAATCAATGGCAAAGCCGCACAAAACTTTTGATGAGCTTTGGCCGGAATTAAATCAATTAATTCGGCAAAGTCTAATTTGAATATATACTGTACTAAGTGTCGCTCACTATACGAGCATGTAGAAAGGTTGACCAGCCACGAGTGGTCTGAAAGGAAATAATGAGTTATGTCGATGCCTTATTTGATCGCGCTAAAGATCGAATACATGTGGTTGAAAGAATTGATGGTGTTAGGGTCTATCAGGAGTACCCCGCCAATTACGTATTTTATTACGATGATCCACGCGGTAAGCACCGGACCATTTATGATACCCCAGTCAGTAGATTCAGCACCCGGATAGGCAAAGAATTCCACAAGGAATTAAAGATTAACAGCGGCAAACGCATCTGGGAAAGTGACATTAATCCCGTATTCCGATGTCTCGAAGAGCACTACCTAGGACAAACTGCCCCAAAACTACAAACAGCATTCTTCGATATTGAAGTTGACTTCGATCCTGTACGCGGGTTTTCCAAACCCGAAGACCCGTTTAATCCAGTAACAGCCATTACCATTTATTTTGATTGGTTAGACAAGGTTGTGACGTTAGTCATTCCTCCCAAAAGTTTGAGTTGGGAAACTGCAGAAGAAATAGCCAAACGATACGATAATTGTTTCTTGTTTGATCGAGAAGAAGACCTGTTAGACATGTTTTTGAATTTGATCGATGATGCAGACATATTGAGTGGCTGGAACTCCGAGGGTTTCGATATTCCTTACATGATCATGCGCACCAAACGTGTGCTCAGTAAAGACGATTGCAGGCGGTTCTGCTTGTGGGGGCAACAGCCTAAGGAACGCACATTTGAAAGATTTGGCGCCAGTCAACTGACTTTTGATCTGATTGGGCGTGTGCATTTGGATTATATGCAACTCTATCGCAAATACACCTATGAAGAGCGGCACAGTTATAGTCTAGATGCCATCGGCGAATATGAGCTGGATGAACGCAAAACACAATACGAGGGCACACTGGATCAGTTGTACAATAGAGATTTTGATAGGTTTATCGAATACAATCGCCAGGATACCATGCTGCTGGCCAAATTGGACAAGAAATTAAAGTTCCTAGACCTGGCCAATGAACTGGCACATGACAACACTGTACTGCTACAGACCACCATGGGCGCAGTAGCAGTTACCGAACAGGCCATCATCAACGAAGCGCATCAGTTGGGTGTGGTTGTACCCAATCGAACTGGCAGAGACGAACACGGCGACACGCAGGCAGCAGGTGCTTATGTAGCGTATCCCAAACAAGGCATGCACGAATATGTAGGCGCCATAGACATTAACTCACTGTATCCTAGTGCCATTCGAGCACTTAACATGGGTCCCGAGACCATTGTAGGTCAATTGCGTCCCGTAATGACAGACTATTACATCAGTCAAAAAATTGCCGGCGGCAGTAGTTTTGCTGATGCTTGGGAAGGATTGTTTGGTAGTCTGGAATATACTGCTGTTATGAATATGGAACCTGGCACTGAAATCACTATCGACTGGGAAAATGGCAGCAGTGATATTCTCAGTGCCGCGGATGTCTGGCGGTTGATCTTTGACAGCAATCAACCCTGGATACTTAGTGCTAATGGCACTATCTTCAATAATGAACGCAAAGGCATTGTTCCTGGACTGCTGGAACGCTGGTACGCAGAACGTAAGGAAATGCAGGCCAAGAAGAAAGAAGCAACTGCACCCGAAGACATTGCATTCTGGGACAAACGTCAGTTGGTTAAGAAAATTAATCTAAACTCATTATATGGCGCTATTTTGAATCCCGGATGTCGATTCTTCGACCATCGCATTGGTCAGAGTACTACACTGACCGGCAGAGTGATTGCCAGACACATGGATGCATATATTAACGAATGCATCATGGGCAGTTATGATCATAGTGGAGAATCCATAATTTATGGAGATACTGATAGTTGCTATTTTAGTGTCTGGCCAGCCATTAAGGATGATGTTGCTGCCGGTCGCATGGAGTGGAGCAAAGATCTAGCGGTGGCACTTTATGATAACATTGCTGACCAAGTTAATGATAGTTTCCCTGCATTTTGTGAACGGGCATTTCACACTCCCCGTAAACAAGGAGAACTGATTAAGGGAGGCCGAGAACTAGTAGCAATTAAAGGTTTGTTTATTAAAAAGAAACGATATGCTGTGCTAATTTATGACATGGAAGGCAAGAGGTTGGATACCCACGGCAAGCCGGGCAAAGTCAAAGCCATGGGCCTGGATCTGAAACGTTCAGATACCCCCAAGGTTGTGCAGGACTTCCTGAGTGATGTTCTGCTGGACGTGCTGACTGGCGCCACTAGAGACAGCATTATTGAAAAGGTCCGTGAATTTAAACTGGCATTCACTGAGAGGCCAGCATGGGAGAAGGGAACACCCAAACGTGTGAATAATCTAACCAAATACACCAAAGAAGAAGAACGACTGGGCAAGGCCAATATGCCGGGCCACGTTCGTGCAGCAATGAATTGGAATAATTTGCGCAGAATGCATGGTGATAACTACAGTATGAGTATCGTGGATGGCATGAAGACCATTGTGTGTAAACTAAAAGACAACCCCTTAGGGTACACCAGTGTGGGATATCCCACAGATGAGACGCACATACCACAGTGGTTCAAAGATTTACCATTTGATGACGGTGAGATGGAGTCCACTATTGTGGACCAAAAAGTAGAAAACCTGTTGGGTGTGCTGGATTGGAAGATTTCCGAAAACACACAGATCACAACTACCTTTGACGATTTTTTTAGCTTCGAGTAACCACTATGTCCGAACAACGAATTAATATAGAAAAATTTAGATCCATGGTCAGAAAACCATTGGACGAAAATGATATTGACGCCAGTCATCGATGGAGATTCCAACAGCTTGGTGGAACATTTGATAAAGATCTGGGATTGCAAGGAAAATATTGCTATCACCCGTTTAATACAGTGACCATTGACAGCAAAGGGGAGTGCTATGTTTGCACTTGTCAAGCATGGCTTCCAATTAGCGTAGGAAACATTTTAGATTTCAATAGCCTCAGAGAGATTTCACATAGTCCTCGGGCAAGAGAAATACAAGCCAGTATCATCGATGGCACATACAAATATTGTGACAATAAAACTTGCCATCTAATTGCCAGTCGAGATTTAGCTAGTAATATTGGGCATAGAGTAGACAATATTAACTGGATTGTTTTTGCCATCGATGAAAGTTGTAATTTAAGCTGCCCGAGTTGCAGAACTGAGCTTGTGTTCCATAACAAAGGCGATGATTTTGAAAATCGAATGAAAATCAGTAATCATCTTGTTAAATTAATACAAGAACACAATAATTTTTTAAAATTCACCCTTAGCGGCGACGGGGATCCGTTCGCTAGTCATGTTTACAGAAACCTACTAGAAAATTTACAGATAGAAAATTACAGCCAAACCGAAATAGAAATTGCAACAAATGGCATACTTGTTAAATCCAGTTGGGAAAAAATGTCAGGTGTGCATAATAGTGTGATCCGATTTAAAATTAGTTTTGATGCCGGGTCACCGGAAGTTTATTCCATAACACGTCGAGGAGGAGATTGGAATAAACTTATCGAAAACAGCAAGTACATCATTGATTGGAAAAAAAGAACAAACTCACAAATGCAAATAGTTGCAAATTTTGTTGTTCAAACCACAAATTATCGTGACATACCAAATTTTGTTAAAATTACAAAAGATCTCGGTTTTGATGAAATATCTTTTCAGAAGGTAGTTGACTGGGGAAAATGGGGGTTTGGAGAGACCAATACGTTTACCAACCATGCAGTGTGGATGGCCAATCATCCCAATCATGATGAATTGGTGAAGATAATTAATCTCCCAATCATGGCCGATAGAAAAATTCAGCTGAATAACCTTGCGTCTTTAAGACGCAATCTAGCAAAACTATCAGAATTGGTCACTGTGAAGCACATGGCCGATTCAGAACTACACACCCATCAACTAAAACAAACCGTCGAACAGTACATGGCATCAATACATAAAATCACCGAGTATCCCGGCCCGCACCAAATTCATGCAAAAATGATGCTGTCTGACAGTGCTCAATTGATTAGACAATTGGAATCTATAGAATCTTCAGCGAAACGACTAATCTCTGATGTCGATCATGAGATCGGCACTGTTACTTCTGAGTACCATCAACGCGGATATCGAATTAACGGATCTTTTGCCACCAATCGCACCAGTGTCGAGGGAGAAAGGACACTGAGAAATATATCAATAAGAAAAGATATCAAAGAAAGAATCATTGCCATAATACAAAAATATTCTGACTGGCGATATCCTGCGCTAGAAATTGGTCCCGGTGACGGCGTTTGGTCAGAATATCTAGTAGCAAACGAGCCACTATATCTGGTGGACATACATCAGGAATTTTTAGATTCTACTAAAAATGCCTTTAATTCGATTTTTCAAAATCGCATACGAGATTACAAGACTAAAGAAACTGATTTATCAATGTTACCGCAAAATCAATTTGGATTTGTGTTTTCTTGGAATGTATTCAATTATTTGACTAGCGATTTAGTGGACCAATATCTTAAACAAATATACAATGTTCTCAGGCCTGGTGGCGTGTTGATGTTTAGTTATAACAATGCCGAACGAGTGTTAGCCGCTATTGCTGTAGAAACTGGATTTATGAGCTATCTTCCAAAGACCTTGTTGCTTCAACTGGCCGAAAAACATCAATTCGAAATACTCGCAACACCCGATCTCAACGACGACAATGTTTCGTGGGTCGAGCTACGTAAACCAGGAATGCTGACTACCAGTAAAGCGCACACGGCGCTGGGAAAAATTATTCAAAAATAATTTTCAACTGTTGAATTTTCTAAATATGTTATGTTATACTCAATGCATCAAGGAGAAATATATGCGTGATTATCTATTAGACATTGTTAAAAACACCTATGGTTTGGGCATCATTGATTTAGTTAAGATCACCGGCACCGATTCAGAGACTAAGATTGAATCTATTGCCGAAGACAGATCAGTTATTGTGCAGGCCAAGATCAATAATCCTGTACCAGAATTTATTGGTGTGTTTGGTATGCCAAACTTGGGCAAGCTCAATACTATTCTTAACATTCCAGAATACAAGGATAATGCTAAGATTACATTAAACACACAAGAACGCAACGAGCAAACTGTTCCGGTAGGACTGCATTTTGAGAATGCCGCTGGCGACTTTAAAAATGATTATCGTTTCATGAGTCAGGAATTAATCAGTGAAAAAGTCAAAAGCATTGTTAATCGCAAGCCCATTAAATGGGATGTAGAATTCCAGCCCACTGCAGCCAACATACAAAGACTAAAGTTCCAAGCCAGCGCCAATTCTGAAGAAACTACATTCGTTGCCAAAACAGAAGGCACTGACCTTAAGTTTTATTTTGGCGATCACAGTAGTCACGCCGGCAATCTGGTGTTTCAAAACAATGTCAATGGTAAAGTAACCAAAGGTTGGAGTTGGCCAGTTTCTGCAGTTATTTCAATTTTGAACCTAGCTGGCGATAAAACCTTCCGAATCAGTGATGAAGGTGCTGCACAAATTACTGTGGACACTGGCCTGGCAACCTATAACTATACATTGCCGGCACAGAGCAAGTAATGGACAGAGACAATTTAACCGCAAAACAAAAGGATTATGCTACTTTTTTGCCAGCACTCAGCAGTTTTTATGCCACATACGTAGGCAAGCAGCGGCACGATCCTAATTTTGTACCACAAAATCGCATACCAGCTGACTTTGAAAGTGGTATCGAAGGATTAAATTGGCTCAATCCCGATGCAGCATATTTCCCTTATCAATGGGCACTATACTCTGCAGGACATGCGGAATTAGACATAAACAAACATGCGCCCAAAGAAGACATGGTTCGCAACCGTGATCGTGCCAATAGTTTTGTCTTAGGTGATAGTGGCGGTTTCCAAATTGGTAAAGGTGTTTGGGAGGGCAACTGGAAAGATCCAAATTGCCCAAAGGCACAAAAGAAACGCGAATTGGTTCTGTCGTGGATGGACACGTACATGGATCGAGGTATGATTTTAGACATACCTGCATGGGTTTGCAGATCCCCTGCAGGTCGCAAGGCCACCGGCATTACCAGTTACACTGAAGCAGTGCAGGGCACTTACATCAATAACGATTACTTTATGAAGAATCGCAATGGTAACTGTAAGTTTCTCAATGTTTTGCAGGGAGAAAATCATACCGAAGCCGACGACTGGTATGATTGCATGAAAAAGTACTGCGACCCAACACAGTACGCACAGCCATTCGAAGGGTGGGCCATGGGCGGCCAAAACATGTGTGACATACATTTGGTGTTGCGCAGATTAGTGGCATTGAGATTTGATGGGCTTCTAGAAAAAGGACTACACGACTGGATGCACTTTTTGGGCACCAGTAAATTGGCATGGGCCTGCATGTTGACTGATTTGCAACGTGCGGTACGCAAATATCACAATGAAAACTTTACCATAAGTTTTGACTGTGCCAGTCCATTTCTGGCCACAGCCAATGGGCAAATATATATCGAAACCGAGATTGTCGATCGAAGCAACTGGACCTATCGAATGAAAGGATCCGTTGACGATAAAAAATATGCTAAAGATTCGCGTAGATTTCGTGATGCAGTATTGCAAGATCAAATATTCGATAGATTTACCGAAAGTCCTGTAAGTGCAAGACTCAAAATCAGTGATGTTTGTAATTACGCACCCGGCGACCTAAATAAAATTGGCAAAGAAGGAAAAACCAGTTGGGATAGTTTTAGTTACTGTTTGCAAATGGGGCATAATGTGTGGGCCCACATCAGTGCAGTTCAAGAAGCCAACAGGCAATATGATCAAAATATAACCCCAAGAATGCTAATTCAAGAAAATTTTGATCGAATAGCATTCCGAGATGTGGTTGATTCCATATTTGCTACTAGCGATCGAGGTACTGCGGAAAAAATTATCGAAGATTATAATAAATTTTGGTTAGGAATAACTGGCACACGCGGAGCAAGCGGCAAACGATCCATCAATGCCAGCACCTCATTCAATAATTTGTTTGAAATAGTCGACGATGTAATCGAGGAAGACAACGAACCGTTTGATACATTAGATGAGTCAAAGTTAGATCAATTGGAAAACAATACAGAGGACTAAATGAAAAGTTTAATTATTGGCATGGGTATTGGTAATCTCTACCAATCAGTATTGGAAAATCTAAACCATCAGATAGTGACGGTGGATAGCAACACAAACTTGTCTGCCGATTATATAAATTTCGTCGACGCCATTCGAGATCACGTAAATTTTGATACGGTGCATATTTGTACACCAAACTTTACACACGAAACCATCGCACGAGCAGTGGCACCGCATGCTCGAATTGTTTTTGTAGAAAAACCTGGATTAGAAGATTCGAACGCATGGGGGAAATTAATTACTGATTTTCCAAACACACGTTTTATGATGGTTAAAAATAACATGTGGCGAGACAATATTAAGAATATGATTCAACAAGTGTCTCACAGCAAAACAGTAAAATTCAAATGGATCAACAAAAATCGTATACCAAAACCCGGCAGTTGGTTTACCAATAAGGAATTGGCCTACGGGGGGGTAAGCAGAGATCTCATGCCGCATTTGCTTAGTCTTTATGTGGCTGTTAATCAGCACTGGCAAGAAACTGTTATTACTGGTTATGAAGCAAGGCGGCAACACGAACTCAAAGACATCATCAGTACCGAATATGGCGAAGTCAATTTAGATGGAGTATACAATGTTGATGACGTTTGCAAAATCAAATTTATACGAAACGGTCTGAGTTGGAAACTAGAGTCCAATTGGGCAGATGGCCGAGAGGACAATCGTGCGATTGAATTCGAGTTGCATGACGGAACTGTTGAGCGAATTGAGCTTGGCTTGTGCCCAGAATCAGCATATAATAGTATGATCAAAGATGCTATTGCACATGCAAACAATGATGCTTGGTGGTTGCAACAAAACACCATTGACATTTGGATTCACTCTATGTTGGAAAAATTTAAATGCGAGTAAAATTACTATGCACTGATGGTCAGGGAGCGTTCCATGAAGTCCCATGGGACAAACCCAACATTACAGAAAATGAGATTGAAGTTCGAACCATTATGACTGGCGTGTGCCGCAGTGACATTGACATGATGCAAGGGCATTTTGGTCCGCTACCTATCAATATGCACGGCCACGAAGGTGTGGGCCAAGTCATGCAAGTGGGCAGCAACATCCAAGATGTACAAGCAGGAGACTTTGTGGCCACTCGCGGAGAACCTGCGTATGCTGACTGCTACAATGTTCGTAAAAATGAATATGTAAAAATACCCGCTGCCGAACCCAAATACATACTAGAGCCGGTGGCCTGCGCAATCAACATTGTCAACCAAAATCGGCAAGCATTGTCAGAGAAAAATGGTGGCCGACTTGCAATTTTAGGCAGCGGATTTTTAGCACAGATAGTGTATCGTACCTTGGACCTACAAGGATACGAGTACGACATCGATGTCATTGGTCACCACAACAAGGAAACATGGCCCAATCTAAAACAATCACTGAGCGGGGTCTATGATGTCATTGTTGATTTGAGCTCTCGTACAGATTACCTCTCGGGCGAACATATCAACAATAATGCATTGATCATATTTGCAGTCGAAAAACAAGTAAATCAAAATTTTGGTCCTTTGTTATGGAAGTCCTGTAACATTAATTTTCCCAGCCCCAGAACACCAGATTTTTACCATGCCATGGTGCTGGCAAGAGATTACATAGAAAATGGTCTACTAGAAGTTGACAAGTTTTGGACTCGTGCGTATAATAGAACTACAGAATGGCAACAAGCATTTGATGATGGCGCAAACAGACCTGTAGGTTACAGCAGAGGGTACATTGTATGGGATTGAACACTGAAGAACGACAACAAACGACGTTTTTTACTGGCTATGAAGTAGAGCACACCATCGCTTATGGCATGCTTACCTTGTTTGTAGTGGGCACACCCCCACTAGCAGAAATTTTGGAATTGGCTCGAACTCATGAAGTCAAACAAATTTATTTTGGCACTAGTCAAAGTTTTGATCCCCGGAACATGACTCGAGAAGAATATGCACCATGGGATGAAGTTGTCAGAGGTTGTTTGGAAGCCGGTTATTGGGTCGCACTAGACTATGATGTACATCACCATGAAGGCATTTTAGAATCTGGCTATTGCGAATACGAACGATTTATTCCCATGATTAGCATAAAATTACCCTATATTAATCAGCTGAATTATAATGCCACAATTAAGTTGGATGACAATACATGGGGCGCAACTAATCCTGGAGTGTGGACGCATCACTTGGCATCGTTGATGCGCAAGGAAAATTACACTTACTGGGATCAGTACACACAAGACAAAGAAATAACAAAATAAAACTTTTTGCAACAGACCAATTTATACTATGACCCTAAACGAACGCGAAACTATTGAACGTCGAAAAGATGCTGCAGAACGTAAAATTTTTGTGCAGTTTCAAAAAGAAGGTGTGCATTGTTATCCTGCAGCAGCCACTGACCCTCAACTAAAAACCGGAGATGCCTATGATGTATCGTTCCTTGCTAGTCCTCATCGCCACATTTTCCATTTCAGGGTGTCAATCAGTGTGTGGCACAACGACAGGGACATCGAGTTCATCCAGTTCAAACGCTGGCTCGAATCGTTGTATAGTGGCCAGATTCTAGAACTCAATTACAAAAGTTGTGAAATGATGGCAGACGATTTGTATCTACAAATTGCCTTAAAGTATCCCGATCGTGATGTTCACATCGAAGTCAGTGAAGATGGCGAGAATGGGTGTTCAATTGAGTACAATCGTACTCGTCCTTATCAATCTGTTGTAGTTTAAAGGAGATGTAACTGTGTCAAAACTCAGTAAGTTTATCAAGGTTTCAGATAATTTCACCGTCAATCGTTATGACAATGGTTTTATGCTGGAAGTCTGTGGTCGTGACAGTAACGAAGATTGGCAGACTGCTAAGATTATCTGCACAACCGAACCAGAATTGCTGGCACTAATCCAAGAAGTTAATTCAATCACTATTGATGCGTAAGGAGTTCTAAAAATGTCTAATCCTGTATGGCTTAACAAGTACCTGACCATGAAGCCCGAAGTCAAGCAGATTTTCAATGATCTAGATGCCTGGCTCAACTATTGCCGGTTTAATCTCATCAAGTATGACCCGGCCGATCTTTACAAGAGCGTAGAGTATCGCACTTGGCAGGAAAAGCGGCAGCGCAAGCAACAGCAGCAACGCCAAAATCGAGAATATCGCGCACGGAATCAGGCTCAACAATGACGGTGTTTGTTGTTGATTTAGAATCGGTACCCACTCGCTACACATGCGAGTGGAAAGCACACGTGCCCCAGCTGCTTCGCGCAGCAGGGCACGATGTTTGTGTCATTGACGGCCCAAGCGACATTCCTAATGCCACTACTCCCGGTGCCTTTCTTAATTTTGGCGGCACAAACATTTATAAGTCTCAACAAGTTGAAAAAATTTCAAGGCTGTTTACCCAAGGCAACGTTAATGTTGGTGACCATTTTGTATTCACCGATGCGTGGCATCCAGGCATCATCAACCTAAAGTACATGAGCGAATTGCTGGGAATTCCTGTTAAAATTCACGCTCTATGGCATGCAGGCAGTTATGATCCGCAAGACTTCTTGGGGCGGTTAATTGGTGATGCTCCATGGGTACGTCACGCAGAACAGGCTTACTACCATGCCATCGATTACAATTATTTTGCCACAGATTTCCATATCGATCTATTTTCCCACCAACTATTAACACTGCATCCCCATTGGAGAGAATGGGCGACGACCGAATCTAAAAAACTGTACCGCACAGGGTGGCCTATGGAATATATGGAAGAGATTCTAAAACCATATAAAAATATTCCCAAACAAGATCGCATAATCTTTCCACACAGAATTGCTCCAGAAAAACAGGTTGAAATTTTTCGAGATCTTGCAGTCCATATGCCAGAATATGAATGGGTAGTCTGTCAAGATCAGGAATTGACCAAAGCCGAATATCATAAACTATTGGCCGGTAGCAAAATTGTATTCAGTGCTAATTTGCAAGAAACATTGGGCATCAGTTGCTACGAGGGCATGCTGGTTGGTGCCATTCCATTGGTTCCTGATAGATTAAGTTATCGAGAAATGTATGACGAAGAGTTTCGATATCCTTCCAAATGGACTGAAAATTGGGAAAGCTATCAACAGCACAAACTCGAGTTAATGAATTTGATCAAAGACTGCATGACCAATTATAATTATCGCTGGAGTCGAATTTATAATAATCAACATAAACTATCCAGTGAATATTTTTCTGCTAACAAAATTCTAAAAAATCTTGAGTAATCCTTTTGATACAATTTTAGAGTTTGAGCAGGCACTGGCTGAGTATACCGGTGCGCCTTATGCTATCGCAACTGATTGTTGCACTCATGCACTGGAACTGTGTCTGCGCTATCAAAAGCCCGAGTTTGTGCATTTTACTGCGTTCACCTATCTTAGTGTGCCCATGACCATGCACAAACTGGGCATTGGTTTCAGTTATCTGGATGAAACCTGGCTGGGGGAATATCAGATCCACGGGACCACCGTCTGGGATAGTGCTAGACTACTGGAACCTAGCATGTATCGACCTGGTCAGATGCAATGTCTGAGTTTTGGTTATGACAAACCACTAGAAATTGGTCGTGGTGGTGCCGTATTGCTAGATGACCCCTTGGCTTATGAAATCATACGTAGACAACGATACGACGGCAGAATGTTGGAAATCACTCCATGGGAAAAACAGAGAATATTCCATGTTGGTTATCATTATCGAATGAATCCCGAAGAAGCACAGATGGGTTTGGAAAAACTCCAGTCATTTGAACCCAACACCAGAATTAAAAAATATCCAGATCTGCGTAAAATTATTATTAGCAGTTGACAGCGATCTAAATAAACTTTATATTAGTTAATAAATGATTAGGGAAACGTATGACAATGGAAATTAGCAAAATTATTCGTGAACGTGTTGAGTCTGCTGGTGATCGTTATTGGGCAGGCGACAACATCAGTCAACACATGAGCGACGATGATCGTGATCTATTGGTCACCGAACTCACTGAAAAATTCGAAGGAGTACTAGACAGTCTGGTCATTGATCGCGCAAATGATCCCAATAGTTTGGGTACTGCGCGTAGACTGGCCAAGATGTATGTGTATGAAATCATGGCAGGCCGATATGACCCTGCTCCATGTGCCACAGCCTTTCCTAACGACAGTCAGGAACGCTACGAGGGCATGTTGGTGGTACGTAGCGAATTGCGCAGCATGTGTAGTCACCACCATCAGCCAGTGAGTGGTGTGGCCTACATTGGTATCATTGCTGCACAAAAACTAATTGGTCTCAGCAAGTACACACGCATTGCTCAATGGTGTGCTCGTCGTGGCACTCTACAAGAAGAACTCTGCAATGACATTGCCCGAGAGATCATGAAAGCCACTGGCAGCGAAAATGTTGCTGTTTATATACAAGCCACGCATGGTTGCTGTGAGAATCGTGGCATCATGGCGCACAGCAGTCTAACACAGACCACAGTACTCAAAGGTGCATTTTACAATGATCAGGGCACCAAGAAAGAGTTTTTTGACAATATTAAACTACAGCAAGAATTTGCTCCTAGATAATGCTTGACAGACAGTGTAAATAGTGTTACTATTTGACTGTCGTTAACAACTCTGGAGCAAATATGAAGTTTACCAAAATCGTTTCTGCACTGATGGCAGCTGGTGTTATTGCCAGTGCCGCGCAGGCTGAAACACTGAATCTAACTCCATATAATACTGCAGAATACACTGCCGACACTATCAGTGTGGGCAAAGCAGACGATGACTTTCTTCGAGCTATCAATACCAATGCAGCGTGGGCTCGAGGGTACACTGGTCGGGGGGTGCTAGCTCTGGTCATGGACACCGGTATCAATGCCAGCCACAGTGAGTTCATTGGACGCATTGCCTACAGTCAGGATTTTATCAATAGCAAGAACGGTATTGCGGACGTTGTGGGTCATGGCACCAATATTGCTGGACTGATTGCAGCCAACTGGGACGGCGTGGGCATGGCAGGTGTTGCGCCCGATGCCAAATTGGCCATTGCCAAGATCAGCGACGGTGTTGGCGTTAACATGACCCAAGCACGATATGCCATGCAGTGGGCAGACGGACTTGGTGCTGTGGTGGGCAACCTCAGCGCAAACATGGCCTATGAGACGTCCTTCCTGAAGAATTTCGTTAAGTTGTCGGACGGTCGGTACTACAACACCGATTCACGTTACCTTGGCCGTTACTACGGCGGCGAAGATCCTGCCCTGTGGGCCAAGTATCTGGGCAAGGACATGATCCTTGTAAATTCGGCTGGTAATAGCAACTTGCCATATCCGCAACTGCCCGGCACTTTGGCCAAGGCAGTGGATGCCAAGGGCAATTTGGTCCTGGGCGGCCGAGTAATTATTGTGGGTGCCTGGGACTTACGAACCAATGCCATGGCTGGTTATAGTAACCGTGCAGGAGATATTTGTTTGACTGTGCAAAACGGAACATGTGCCGACAAGTACCGCATCAGTGACTTTTTTATTCTGGCACCGGGCAACGACTTTGGGCCCAGTAAATCCGGCAATGGCTACACACTATTTACTGGTACCAGTCAAGCTGCAGGTGTGGTCACTGGTGCAGTGGCAGTGATCAGTCAGATGTGGCCCAATATGAAGGGCGAAAATGTTGTTAAATTGTTGATGGTCACAGCCAACAAGAATCTGCCCAATTATAATGTTGATGTCATGGGCCAGGGCCTGTTGGATCTGGAAAAGGCCACGCGCCCGTATGGTGTGGTGGGAATTCCCACTACTGGGCGTACCAAATCTGCCGTCAGTGGTGTTGTTACCAGCGCGGGTTTGAGTTCCATCAACAGCAAACTCAGCAGTGTCATGGTCACCGACAGTTTTGATCGCGATTACTACGTGGATCTCAGCAAGAATTCACATCGCCCCGTGGACACTTTTAATCCAGTGGCACGTGTGGACTTTTACCAAGACTTCAATCCGTTCAATCGCCTGAATGCATTTACATTTAATCGCGCGGCCTCTGTGGGCGGTGCCAGTGTCAAATTAAGTGCCAACGATCAGTTGGGCACTGCCATGCTGAGCATGAACAACTCCTGGGTAACCAAAGATGGGTATGCTTGGGGGTTTACTGGTGGCATGCTGAACGAGCGGGGTGCCTGGGCAGGCAACCACATTGGCGGCGGTTTGGGCAACGTGGACAACAGTTACACAACATTTATTGGCGCCAATGCCAGTTACGGTCTAAATAATACCGACAGCGTGTTTGGTCATGTGTATGTGGCTGCAACTCAGGCAGCACTCAATCGTGGTCTGGTGAGCGACATCAGCACTACCTACAGTTACAGTTGGAGTTTGGGGTTGAATCATACCCAAGATCAGCACAGTGTAGGTGCAGTTGTAAGTCAACCAGTAACTGTGGTCAACGGCAGCATGGAACTGGCAATTCCCAAAGGTTATGATACCAACGGCAACATCCGCTGGGATCGCAGCACAGTCAGTGCAGTTAGTGGCACACAAGAGTATGACATGGGTGTATACTACAAGTTCAAATCCGATGCCGTTCGTGTAACCATGTATGCAGAACATCAGATCAACTACTTGAATCAGGCCGGTGCCAACCGTAATGTTTTGGGTGCAGGTTTCTCAATGGATTTCTAAAGCAACAAAATCAGGAGCAGGTAATGAATAAAGAATATTATAGTTTTGATGACGTAAAAAAGCTGACCCAGGAAATTCTACGGCAGATGTCACTGGACGACTGGCGGCCAGATTATATCGTGGGCATTACCCGAGGCGGAGCCGTGCCTGCAGTGTTGCTGAGTCAGTAT